TAGATTACCTAAAGGAATTACAAGGTCTGGCTTAATAGCCATTAGGTCCTCTTCTAACAACTCTCTGTGCTCTGCAAAGCTTTCCTTAGTCATATCCTCCTCCTTTATATTAAAGTCCTTTACAGCGGCTACAAATTGATATGAGTCCTCAGGTAAATCAGATTTCTCTATAAGAGAGGTTAGGACTTGATACTCCTCATCAGAGAACTCAAAAACCCTTCCATATTTCTTTTGATAAGAATCATGAATAAACACGATTTTCTCATCTCCTGTAGGTTGGCGATAGGTATCGTCATTTTCGGAATTTTCAAAAGAATTAAATAAATTATCTAAATCGGTCATCTGTAATGGGTTATGAGTAAAAAGAAAAAGAAAAGTAAGCCTCATTATTTAAATAATAAGGATTTCGAAGAGTTGATTAAGAATTATCTTGGGGACCCTCCTACATATGAAAGTGATTTAGTTGAGAAACTGGACCTTTTAATCACAAATATTTTACATACGTTCAAATTTAGAGTAGATCCTGATGATGCTCGACAAGAATGTTTTGTCTTGGCTTTCAAGGTTCTTAAGAATTTCGATCCAGAGCATGGCTCTGCTTTCAACTACTTCACTACGGTTATCGTAAATAATCTTAAACTAATGTATACTAAGAATAAAAAGTACCAAGAGAAGATTAAAAAATACCAAGACCTAAGAACCCCTGATTATCTTAAAACCGGTTCTAAGCCCGATTCCGATTTTTAAAGCTTTTATAAATATAAGGTAAGTATTCGGTTTTCCGGATACGACCTTTTATAGCTTGTATGAGGCAAGGTACTTGGGTAACGTTATATGCTACAAATGAATGTGGTAAATCCCAGCTATTTACAATATACAAGGTTTCATTCCCATCTTGAGTCACCCAGGTCTTTAAATGATTTAATAAATCATCAGAGTACTCATCCCATTTAGAGTAATACAGTACATTAAAGTTTTCTTCTTTCTTGCGTCGGAAGATGTTATTAAGAATACTTTCCTTATCTAATCTTTCAATTGTTCTAGGCATTTTCTTCTTTAGAAGTTTCGGAATCTATTTTACCGAGTGCTGCTAGCTCTTCTCGTGTAGGTTCTTTTAGCTCTTCGGGGACTTCTGCGCCTTCTTCTTCGAATGCCTTTGCTTTCTCCTCGTCAGACATGTTATTAATCATATCTGTCATCTGGCTCATAAAGGCATCAATACCTCTATAAAATAGAATTTTAGCGAATTCATCATCACTCATTTCAGGAGGTTTAGCTGCTTTGCGAAGTTCTTCCCATTGGGAAGTTTCAGCCTTATTCATTTTAATATATAGTTTCATACGTCTATTTGATTGTTTTACAGAGAATTTCCAATTGATCTTAGTTGGATCGAATGTGGCTAGAATAACTTTATTTTTAGTTTCCACACTCTATTATAGTACATGTCACCTAAAAAAGACCCAAATGATTTGCTAAAATTAGAAAATGATTTTTATGTTAAGCCTCGTGTTAACGGTAAGCGAAAAGGAGCGGCTTATGAAAGACAATTAGCTAAGAAGCTAAATGTGAGATTTGATACTAAAGATTTCTCTAGAACTCCAGGTTCGGGTGCTTTTGCTACTACACATAAGCTTCCTAAGCATTTGCAGATTCATGGGGACCTAATTACTCCTGAAAATTTTAAATTTGTAATAGAGGCTAAAAGAGGGTACGAGATAAAGATGGAAGATTTATGGAACCCTAAGAGTAATTTCTATAAGTTCATAGAGCAGGCTAGAAGAGATGGAAGAGCAGGGAATAAGCCGTGGTTACTAATATACAAGAAAGATAGGCAAAAGGATATAGTAATATGCGAGCATAAGTTTGAGCTGGACGAGAGAGCTCTTATAAAGGGAAAGTTTAATATCTACTTATTAGAGGATATTCTTAAATTACCCAAAAGTAGCATGTTTAAGTAATTGGTCTACTTGTGGAGCATGTTGTGATACTCTTTGTGCGTGTATAGAATGTGATTGTTTTACGTGTACGTTACCGCTTTCTCTTCCTTTTTTAGTTTTAGCAGATGACTTAGTTTGACCGTTTAAGTTTAACTCTTCCATAATTTCCTTATTATTGGTAAGGTATGCAAAGGCAATCGCGGCGTTTGCATTTCTTACTTGCCTGTGTGTTACCTGATGAGTTTCGGCAGAATCTGAATTCTTTACAGATATAACTCCAGGACCTGAGCCTACAACAGTTAGAGATTGTCGAAGATGTCTTCCAGCCATTAATCGATGCTTCTTAGGATCGCTATCCTTTAAGTTATCTATTTCTCTCTGCTGCTGAAACTCAGCTATTTTATAAGATAAAGCTTTGGCTTTAGACTCATAGGTAGGATCTCCTGATTCTCTTAATTTATTTAAATCTTTTATCTCTTTTTTGATAGTTATTGCTTGCCCATAAGAAGGAGCAGATGGAGAAATCACACCTATCACACTCTCTAGGTCAGATATAATTGTATTCTGCTCAACCTCTGTTTGAGCGTTTAACTGAGCGCCTCTAGGATTAGCCATTCCTTTTAAGATATTAGGATCTTTTAATTGCCTAAGCGCGTCATCTGCGTCATTATTAAATTTATCTATACTTTCATTTGTCGCTGCTTGAAGCTCTTTCTTTAGCCCTTTATTAGGGATACCATCTAAATTTTCAGAAAGAGATTGGGCTACATAATCTGTATTTTTTAATTCAGACATATCTACAATACCTTGCTGAGTAAATCCTAATTGTCTATAGTATTTATCAGATATAGGTAAAATATATTTCATATTACCTTCCCTACCTTGAGGTGTCATCGCTAATTTCCAATCTTCACTTCCCTTTTTAATTCCTAATTTTATTAACATGTACTCCATATCCTCAGGGCTATCACATTGCAGAAGGGAATCAGCTACACATCTAGTAGCATATGGTACGTTATACACACCTTTCCCAGGAGGTTGAATACCTGTAAGCTTATTTATGGATCCAATGCGAGGATCAGGGTGTTCCATAGTAATCGAAACTTCACCTTGAAAAGAATGTTCTTCGTTCTCATGCATCTCTCTTATTGCATTATGTATGGGATTTGCAGTTAATTCTCGTTTCAACATCTCCGTAGTAAGATTTTTACACTTTTTACTTCCATCAAATTTTGTGCCAACTTTGCTTTCTATATCATTTTGAACAGCTTCAAATGCTAAAGACTTACCAGGCATTATGCCTTTATTAAGCTCTTCATAATTTCTAACATGTTTAGATAGGTCCGTTACTCCCTTTTCATACTTTTCACATGCCTCAACTAAGGCTGCTACAACCTCAGTTAGTTTGTTGTTCAGTTCTTTTGCTTCTTCAACCCTTCCTTGATCTTCAAGATGATTAATATTAAGTAGGACACTAGCAAGTACTGAAGAATTTTCTGAGAGGGTAGATACTAAATTAGATGCTGAATCAATATGGTCTACCTTAAATAAATTGTCTGTTGTAGGGTTTCCGCTATGGTCGCATAATGCAACTGTTCTGTATTTAGACATTATTTGATCTAAAGGATTATGAGCTCTTTGCGCGGATTTAGAAGGTCGTCCCTGCCTATCTAAAGCTTTCTCGTGGCGCTTTTCTATAGGAGCAGAATTACCTAAAGCTACGGCTCCCCCTTCTGCGCCTGAATTTTCTTTATGACCTTTAAATCCAGATTTAGGGTTACTATAGTCTGGATGATCGTCTAGCGCGTCGTCTGACAATCCTTCTATTAAACCAGACATCTTTGGAGGGTCGGTACCTTGTCCTTGGTAGTTTCCATAGGATAAAGAATAACTAGTTCCTACAGTATGAGCAAAATAAAATCTATCTCTAAGTTTTTCAATAGTAGGATCCTTTGGTATACACCCACCTGTCTCCAATGCTTCATCTAAAGCTTTTTGATTCTCCCCCAACCAGTCCAGCATGTCCATAGTATCCTCCTGTAACTCCTGGACAGCCTCATCTAATAGTTCGTCACTTGGATTGGGGAGATTAAAAAATATCTCCATTAATCTATTTAAAATAGTTCTACAACTTCTATACGGATGACCCGGAGGATATATCTGCATAGGAGCCATAAGGGAATGCGGGTCTGCTAACTCTGGAGTTGGAATCATTCCAGCAGCTTCCAGTTTAGCCATCTTCATGGCTATTTCATTATTCCGTGCAGCAATAGCCTGCGCTCGCGCCATTGCTTCAGGGTCTAAAAGATTTCCAGCAGCGTCTGTTAATGTTCCGGCAGCAGCTTCATTATCTAATGAAGTATGAGACTTTCCCCCCGCCTCTGCATCTTGTAGATATGCGATAATATCATCCTTTAAGTCGACAGGTAGTGACCCTGTATGTCCTGGAGACGTAGCAGATGATCTAAAGTTATAGGAAGTTCCGTCTTTAGATAACCCTACAAATAACCCTGATTCAGGTATCTTTGAACCTTCCGGAAGTTGTTGAGCTCCTCCAAATGCAGTTATGAGCTGTCCTGATTCGGATGCATACTCTCCAATCGAGTTAAACTGCGTTCTAATCTTTCTAATATTCTCATCGGATATCCCCGCCATGCTTCCAGTTCCCCTAAGAGCGTTTACATCACGCGCACCTACAGTCTCAAAAAGAGAGTTTAGAGAAGTTATTTTATACGTCCTCTTACGCAAAGCGTTATAGGAGTCTAAAAGAGATTGAAAAGAGTTCATATTTTAAAATAAGATAGGATAGTCCCTCGAGAGAAACTACCCTATTATAGAATATTTATTAAATTAATATATTAATCTAGACCTGCATATTGTACTGCGAAGTCGTAACGAACAATAACTTCAATTGAATGAAATTCATTAGTTCCGTAATTAAACTCAGCTAGTTTCCAAGCTTTAGGATAAGCTCCATATAAGTTAACATGCTTCACAGGGAACATAGCATTATCTAATTGATAAATTTGTATGTGGGATTTAAATCCTCCCTGACCACTCATGAATTGAGGGGTAAACACTCCATGAACTGGATCATACGTATTTGACATCCAATCAAATAGCTTTTCAGCAGTTGCACCTGTTACTAGGTTATCAAAGGTGATAGTGATTTCCTCTGGTGTTACCTTGCCTGGGTAGAAGTATTTATCATTAGCACGATCTACAACTATATCTTCAGATGTAAATGCGATTTGGGATACTTGCTTCGCCGCAAGAGTTAGAGTTTCCCCTCCGTCCATTCCTGCAGGAAGATTAATCTCTACTTCCCACTGATATGCGCGGAAAGATTCTAAACTGTGAGAAAGCGTTGGGAGCTCTCCAGTATTTAAGGTTCTATTTGTTTGTGTTGCGTAGTATGCGTTTGCCATTAGTTATTCTCCGTAGTATATAGACTTATACTCCAAGTTGGGCAGATTGATTAGTTAGGTTTAGCTCAAACACCAAAACTTCTGCTGTTTTAGTAGGTTTGATTAATACTCTACACCATAGTTCATTACGATCTACACGTAGAGGAGTGTTTGTAGTATCATCACAGATTACTCTAAATTGAGAGATTCCCCTGCGACGTCTAATGTCATCCATAGCTGGCTGTACCAGTTGAACAACTCGGTTCCATGTAACAGGATCGTTTGGTTCGAAGATAATACTTCTAGTAGCTGAGAGTAACATCTTACGGATAACAATCATCATCCGACGAACATTAATTCTATCAAGGGAACTTGGAGTTCTTTGAGCTGTTCTCTGTCCCCAGATACAAATTCCATCTTGTGCGAATTTAGCTATTGGGTTTACAGCATTTCCAGGTTGGTACATAGAGTCTCTATCACCCTGATTTAGAATAACTTCTACATCTGTAGGTTTAGTTAACCTTCCTCTAACTAGACCAGCTGGCGCGAACCAAGGGTCTGAGACAGAGTCGGTGTAGCACATCATTGATACTGCATATGCTGCAGGGTCTAGGAAAATATCAGTACTTGTTGCTGGATCGTACTGTTTTAGCCACGGCCAATATACAGCTGCGTAACTACTGTTAATAGCAGCAGTTCTGCCTGTGTACTGTCCGTTATGCCAGTTAATGGCAAGCTGGGCTGAAGACAATCCTTCTGGAGGGGATACAACAGCTAGGAAGTTTTGAGAAGCTTCAGCTATTGTAATCAAAGTATTTTGAATATTTTGTTCTGTAATTCCAGGGACACATGCCATTGAGATGTTGAGAGAATCATCATCTAATGCGTAGAGTCCAGACTTAAGAGTTTCAGAACCGATTAAAGCTGATTTTACAGTACCTGTAATAGAGGCAGCTCCAGCAGCGTCACCGTTATTACCTCCAGCTAATGAGTACGTTCCATCAACTAATTTCATAAATCTAGGAGATGCGCTAGTATCAAAATTACCATCTGCCAAAGTAGACGATACCATACCAGTTATACCTGCTTTCCAGGTTGTACCTGGAGTCCATACGTTATCGTATGCATTTGAGTCAGCTGACCTAAAGGAAGCTTTAATATACTCAGATACTGGATTAGTCTCTCCAATGTTAATAACATCTTCTGGGAATAGTGTGATAGTCCCATCTTTCTCCATGTTTACTTGCCATCCTTCGGCTACGGTTCCATCGTTTATAACATTTACAGAGAATGTTTTACCTGTGTGAGATTCAACTTCGACTTTCAATCCTTTATTTGTTGTACCATTTACAGTCGTAATAGTTGAAGCATTATATCCTTTACCTGTGTATAGGGATTCTACGAAGTATGAACCTCCACTTGTGGTGGTTACTGCGGTAGTTCCTGATGCGGTAACAGAGGCAGCTCCAACTGTGTTAACAACGCCTGAGCTATCTAAATATCCTAAGTGAGCTCCAATATCAGACGATACTGTTAGAGATGCATTTTTTCCAGCGTGGTTATTTATAAAGTACAAACTAGAAACACCGGTTCCGGATACTGCTGTCCAACCCCAAGAATTTGTTTCGATAGCGGCTTGAGCTGTTAATACATCTCCTGCAGGATCATCAGCTCCCGTAGTTACTGAAAGGATATACCCATCACCGTCAGTAGTATTAGAGGTTCCATCTTGGTCTGTTGAAGAGAAAGAGAACTTTACTGCAGTACTTGGTGGGATAGCAGAAACTTCTACAGCAGGACAAGATCCTAGCTCAATAGCGGCAGAGGCATCTGTAGCTGTTGTGCCATCTTCGGCACGTACATAGTATACTGCGTTTGTCTTTGATAATATTTCTAATGCAGCTAGGAGTCCTTGACCTCCATCAGTAGCATCAGTATCACCAAAAGTTTTTACTAGTTTAGAAGCACTTGTAATTAAAGTAGCTTTATTTGCAGGACCTTTAGAAGCAAATCCAACAATACCTGCAATAGATGAATTTACGGCAGGTGCGTATTCTGAGAAATCTTTCTCGATTACATAATTTCCAGGGCTTGAGTAGGTAGGCATGTTTAGTTAATTTTTTTTATTTTGAGGATCTTTCGACGGGCGAGTTCTACTACCGTTTCGGTAATAAAGCTCTCAGGCATAGTTACAGTTTCATGGCTCTTTAACCAGTAGTGGATATACTCTTTTCCATCGAAAAAAATTACTTCTCGACCTTGTTTAGTTAAGTTTTGAACTGTCTTCATTATTTAATACCTCTATGTTATTTATAGGAGATGGGTACCCAAATTACAAATTTTCATCGATTTTAACCTCATTATTATATTTCTCGATTTCTCCAGTAGATGTTACAAGGTATTTCGGGTAAGTGAGGTATGCTTCTGCAGTAATAATAATCATTTTTCGAATTACTCTATCTTCCTGATCAGCCACAGTTACTACGGAATTATCTGTGATTTGCTCTATAAATGCTTTAGTGGTAACTGTGTGAGATGTAGAGAAATCTAAAGAAGGGTTGAACAACTTGACTATAGTCTCTAATAATTGATTAACATCTTCTACATACTTAGCCCAAATATTTATCGAAAAGGATAAATTTATTGGTTTTGCTGATTGTGTGATTACACGTTGAGCTCTTTGAATTTTCTCATTCCATAATGTAGAAATTTCTATATGGTTAGAGGTTCTTCTGCGATCTACATCCTCATCAATATCATCTATGGATACTGTAATGACAGGAAGATTTATGTTTCTATCTTCTTTTAATTTCGCAATAGCTCTCTCAGGGTTTGAGAAAAAAGCGGTTACCTGTTGTACTTTATTCTCACCATCAATAAACTCAATATCTTTCATATTCTCTAATATGAATTTAGTATACTCTCTATAAAAATTAGATTTTTCAGGAGGTGATATTTTTTCAAACTCCTTAATTTTATTCCTAAAGTAGTCTAATCCTCTCATTAGCTTATTTGGCTATCTGCGATGTACTGATTTCCCAGTAAGTCTTTTGCGTCTCTTAAGATTTTAGCTGCGCATACTAAATGATATACTCCGTACGCTTCAAAGCTATCTTCCTGTACTTCAAATACTTCATAATATATATTCTGAAATCTTGGTTTAATTACGTCTCCAGAACCTAAAGGACGACCTAAAGCATGTTCAATAGTAGTTTTATTAAAAGTAAAAATTTGATCATTTGTAAGTTCAATACCAAATTCAGACATTTCTTCTTCCACAGGTTTTGGGTCGTAATGCCCATATACACTTATAGGTTTATGATATATTACCTTGCCTGAGTGTTCATCGTAGAGATGGTCGTAGTTCTCATCTCTAGTATACCTGAATAATAAAAGTTCAGATCCTGCTAACTGAATCATTTCGCCATCAATTGTATCAAATAATCTAGTGTCTGGATTACCCTTATCAAACATGTTTAACTCTCCGGAACTCTTAGAAAACATTTCCTCATCCGCAAATGAAACTTTTATCTCATGCGGAGAATTATATCTAAGATTTTTCCCGTTAGCCATTAAAATACAGTGAACGCAGCAGGTTCTTCAATTTCATATAGAAGTACTTCTTCTAAACGTGCCATCTCTTCAGAGCCTTGTTGGACTAGGTCTTGTCCGTTTAATTGCGCTCCCCCTCCAGGTGATGGTAAAGTAGTATATTTCCCTCTGATGCCTCCTAAAATTACCTGAGCGGCAGCTGTAGCAAATTTCTGAATCCAGTTGATATAGAACGGATGTAAGGTGTCGCTATTCAGGCTTCTAAACTGAACAATCACTTCTTCAGCTAGCTGGGGAATAGGATACACCATTATATAACGATTGTCAATAATATCGAAAGAGCCTTCCATGGAAAGAATCTTACGCATCTGTTCTAAGTGCATGGTCATTAAAAGGAAGTCTGTAACTTGAAAATCCTTAAAAAGGAAATTATCTTGAAAATACTTAATAAAGAAATCAAATTCTAGAGAGCCTTGTTGTTGAGCTACAGATAGAAGAGATTTCTTATAGACCACGTATTGTAAATTATTCATTACAAATCGTGGAAGTTCATATAAGTTCTGATTTATTTGAGTAGTAAAGGACATATAATTAGTACACCAAGCAGGAGCATGGTAATCTAATTTAGAAACAGCTTCATCAATTACTGTTAATATTTGATGATCTGTAAGTTCTACCCTAATAACAGGGGATCCTAAGCGAGATAATATAGAATCTTTAATACTTGAATAAAATCTACTAAACTCTAGAGAATCGGAAAAACGGCTACGATTTAAAGTATCGTAGTTAATATCTCCAAATGGGACATGTGCGCTAGCATCGCTACTTGACCCTACTTTAGAAGCGGTAGTGTTACCCCAACTAGTCTTCGGTCTTATCGGTGTTTGGGAGCTCATTAGTTTTTACGGGTTTTGGTTTAGGTGTAGATTTTTTCTTCGGAGGAATTGGTTTAGCTTTCTTTACTTCCATAGAGGTAAGTCCGAAGCCTTCTAAAGGTTCATTGCTTTGTACTTCTGCTCCAGGAGCTACAATTATCGTTTCGCCGTTTACCTGCGCAAAAATATTAGTGGTTGATGTATTTTTATATTTCATAGTATCCTCTCCATTATATAGCAAAAGAAGGAGGCTAGAAAGCCTCCTTCTTATTTAAAAACTATTATCTAGTTATTATGATGGTTGGTTGTCACCCGGGAAGGTTGATCCCATTGTACCGAACGGTGAAGTTAGGTAACGACTATCAGCGCCTACAAGACGGATGATACGGTACCAACGTGATGCTGGAGAGATAGCAGTCTTACCGTAGCGAGTAATCAAACCCTTACGTGGTTGGAAGCTATTAGGATCCACAACAGTTGGAAGCATTTGGACTGGAATATATGGTGAATATACATAGCCAGTTTCCATAGCATTTGAACCTTTGTAACCGATAAGGATTTCATCCTCCGGCCACATTGGATCTACATAAACATCGTACATGCCTGCCCACTTACCTTTGTACTGAATATTAGCACCAAGTTGACCGGCTTCATTTGAATCAATACCACCTTCAAGCTTAGCAGCTGATTGAAGCATCGCTGCAATGATTGGAGATGTGATAATGTAGTTACCTGCGCCGCGGAATGTAGTTTTGTAAATATCCTGAGCAGCAAAGTTAACTGCAGCTAGGAGATTCGAGTAAACCTCACCTACGTGACGTGGAGCTAGTGATAGAGCTGTTGTAGCAAAATCAACAAACGTTACATTTTTATTAGTACCTGCAGTTTCACCGGCACCCGCAGATGCAGTGAAATCATACTGGTAATCACCATTTTCGCCAGCTAGTGCTTTTGAAGGGAAGTTGTTAGAACCACCCATGTCCATTATACTACGATCAAATAGACCGGCATCTGAATCAACATCATAAGCAATTGAGCGAAGATCTTCAAGAATTTCACGGTCAATTTCAAGAGCAACTTCCTTACCTAGAAGGTCAGTTAGTTCACGCTCGAGATCGAGGTTGTGATAAGCTTTCAAATCTTGAGCAGCTTCAATTGTCCAAAGAGCACGGAACTTACGTGTCTTGGCAATTACAGCTTGTTGCTCGATATGGAAGCTAAGATCAGGAATTTCATTTGCTGTTCCGTCACCTAAAGCTTCACCAGCGGATGTAGCCCACTGTGAGAGATTATTTGTATCTGGGAAAGCAGCAATCTCTTGGCTCATAGTATGACCAGAAGCGTTGATATTGGAAGCATCCAAAGTACCAGCGCCATGTAGTTGACCTGTGTCAAGACCACCGATATTACCCATACCTGAAGCAGTAAGACCTTTGTAAGTAAGATTTTTCTTACTGTATACAGTCTCGCCTACACCACCGTTGGCAGCACGTTCCATACCTAGGTAGAACACCTGAGATACTGGACCTTGCATTGGCTGAACACCTACTACCTTATTGGCAATAAGTTCCGGAAATACCCGGCGTACTAGTGGAAAAGCGAATTTTTGAAAGGTACCCAAGTTACCGACAGCTGTTGTACTTTCCTCCAGCATACCAGACTTTGCTTGCTCAGCAAGGACGTGGCGCGCTTGATTTTCAAGAAGAACTGCAGTTGTCTCACGTGTGTACGTATCTTCAACGCCTTCCAAAATTGGTGCCCACTTGTCACAGAGAGCTTTTGAAGTATTGTTTTCAATCATAATATTATGTAAGATTAGTTTAGTTTTGAAAGACGGACTACGTCTTCTGTAAGAAACTCATTAAACACCTCGGAAGTGGGTGTAGAGTTCTCATTAATGCTTTCGTTAGTAATAACAAGAGCTTGTTCGGATGACTTGAATGGCTTCTTAGAAACATCGTCAAGAACTAGAACGTCTTCACGTAAGTTCAATACGGATTCTTCTAAAGTATTATTTTCAGTCATTAGTGAAGAAATCTTAGAATTTAAACCTTCTACGGTTTCTTGCAATTTTTCATTATCAGCTTTGTAAGTTGAAGCTACGCCTTCTTCATCAGAAGTTGCGATATCTTCAGCGATAACTGATTTAAGAGACTCGTATACTTTAACAGCGCGGAAGGTTTCGTTGTCCTTCTCTAATTCGCGTACAGCTTGCTCTTTCATCTCATTTAGCTTCATTCTCATAAAACCTCCAACTTTAGCCTCTAAAGACTTTGTTTCAGCGTCGACACGCTCTTGGACAGTTTCCTCGATAATGGAAGCAATTTCCTCCAATCCTGACTCAGAAAGATTTTCAGGAAGAAGTTTTGCGATTTGTTCGAATGTGGTCATAATTGTTGCCTATCTCTGTATTTATGATAGTTTTATCTAAAAGTTAGATATTTTTTATTATTTGTTTAAATGTTTTTTCAAAGAGTGGATAAACATTCTCTCAGCTCTTAAGTGGTCAACATCTTCTGCAACTCGTTTAGTAGTCTCAGTCATTACTTGATTCTCACCTAACAAACCTGGAAAAGCACCGTGACACGAAGGTTCAGATACCATATCCCAGGTAATCAAGCGTAGGTTTTCATTTACATCATAACACTCATTTTGAGAATTATATGTAAGTCCTCCTACAGCTCTAGAAGAAATTCCAATCTTAACTCCTGCTTTTAAAAGCTCTTGCAGAACTTGACCAGATGGAGTGTTTAGAATTTCGGCTTCCCCTATTACTTTGTTACCTTCCATGGTAAGCCCTGTAATAATATGGGATGCATTTGTAAGGTGTACTACCTCATTAGAAGGGTGATCTAACTCACCTACCAATCTACGCTCTTTTAGAGGACCTTGTAGCTTTTTGATTTCTCTCTCTAGTAAAGGTCTAGCGTATACTCTCTTATTTCCGTTTTGCTTATGAGCTTCTTGGAATAGTCCTCTTACTTTCATAGGACCTGTTTTAGTGCCTTCAGATAAAATTTGAAGTTCACCAAATGAAAATGTATCTCTTAGTAGTTCTGACATGTTATTGTAGTTCTTTGAATGTGTTAGTTAAGAAGTTATCGGTAGCTTTGTTTCCTTTCCTACTCTTCTTCTTCTTTTTCTTCTTAGGCTTCATAGGGTCTTCTTGAGCCCCTGCCATATTTACTCCGATACTTCCCACGGCAGTCATTTCTCCCAAAGCAATAGAAACCATTTCATTAGCCATCTGATTATCAGCTACAATTACTACAGGATTTTCTTTTGTAGGCTTTGCGTTAGGCTTAGCTTTCACTAATTTTCTAACAGGCTTGAATTTAATGGCTACTTCTTCTTCGGCTTCAGGAACGCTATCGCTTCCTTTAGCATCGGTATCGTCGATTTCAGTTTGATCTGAATCCACAGCGCCACAAGCTTCAAGTAAAGCAAGGCGTTGAGTATCATTAATTTGGGGGAGGTCTTCATTGTATTCTTTACCTACAGAATGTAAGGATTCGGTTGACGCTTCTGATAATGGTACAGAATCTGAAATCCCCATATTAGCGAGGATTTCATCTGCTTTTTCCATTACCGTCTTAGCCATGGATTACTCTTCGTCTTCTGTAGTTTCTTCTACTTTAGCTTCATTAATTGCAATAAACATTTCACCAGTTTTCTCATCTTCGAAGATATCTCCGAATGAGTAGCTAGTGTCATCCATTTCAACAGATTCGAGTAGAGTAGTATCATTATCAGCCATAGCTTCATGAAGCTCAGCGTTTACTTCCATAACTGGAATATAGAGTTGACCATCAATCTCTTCTACACCTTCACAAAGAGCATATGTAGTTTCATTCACTACACAAACGTAATCAGGCAACTCAGGAGTTGCGACGTCTTCGCTAACTACTTCTTCCTTTGCAGGTACTTCGTAGCCGTAAGATTCCATGATGTTCTTTGCGACATCGTCTGAAACAAAATTATAATCGATAAAATTCATTGTTATTTAGTTTTTAAGAGGGTATTAATATGTTCCTCTAGGTTATTTAGTCTATCATCTTGCTGAAGATCTCTTTCTTCTATATCTTTTTGAGAAACTGTGTTACCAAGATCGGTAAACTTTTTCATCCAAGTACGACCTCTCTTAGAGAAGAATGGGACTACGATGAAGATTAATAGGTACATCCAACCTAAATCCCATACTAAACCTTTAGTTTCGTGGATTGTAGATGCTACTGTACCTGGAGCTGGTTTTCCTGCTTGAGCGGCTACTAGAGCTACTTCATTACTTACTGTTTGGTTTGGAAACATCATTTGAGCTCCGGCTACTCCGGCTGCTCCACCTATTGCTGCGGTGGCTGGACCTCCTAATGAGCCAGCTGCACCTCCGATTGCTCCACCAGCTATGGGAGCTAATGTAGAACAAGATGCCAGTAAAGGTAACAGAAGTAAAAGATTACATTTCATATCCATATACGTAGAGGAATATTTTTGCAGCTTTAGTATGACCAATAATTCCATTATAGAAAATTAAAAGATTTTTGGTTGGGTCTTCTGGGTGCGTAATAGCGTTGCCGTAATGTACAGTAAGATCATACATTACCTCCATAGTATTACTATAATTTACAGTTTTTTCAGCGGATGCTAATGCTAATGCTTCCCATCTGTGAAATGCTGAACCTGGAACTGATGCGTTTGGATTTCTATTAACTATCTCCTGCTTCCCTGGGGAATAAGGGGAGTGAGGGTGATTTAAATGCATATGGCTATCAGCGTTTTGAGAAGTATCTCCACAGATAAAGTTAGCGCCCCATTTACAAAAAATCTTTGAAGCGTTTTCTGGAATACCTAGATCTTGGAACGTTCTAACAAAATAAAAGCCATGCGAATATCCATTTGTATTAGACGCAAAGGATTTGTAGCTATCTTTATCCATTATAGTTTCACTAATATAATTAGAAGTGTGAGTGCTCCATAAGTGATGACCATCGTCTCCAGCCGTTGTTGCTTTTTCCTGACCTATGATAAACTTTCTCTCAGGTAAGTAATAGGTTTGAGGAATACCTGGGATTGCTTGTGGAGGTTGATTAACAAAAACTCCATAATCGGTATTATTGGATTGGAGTACAGTTGGGTCATATGCTAAAATATCTCCCTCTTGTATAGTACTTGCTAATACTTGAACATCCCGGAGATGGGTTAATTTCTTAGGTACTATTACTTCATCTGTATTTTCATCTACATCCTCAAGGGTAACGTAATTTTTACCTAATACCCAATCAACTACATTATTAGGGAGAGTATCACCATCCCCTTCTACATCAATAATACTAGAATTACCTACTGCTGTTTGAACTTTAAAATCAACATAGTACTCAGTAGACCAGTTTTGGTTACTTGTAATAATAGAGTTAACAGTATCCCTTAAACTTTTATCATTTTCTAATAAATCAATTAAAGGTAGATTATCTACTTCGTAATAATAAGGATCATTTGCCTTATAGAATCTAATTTTTTCATTTATAGTTGCAACCATTATATTAATTTATCCAGGTCAAAAAGGTTTAAGGATCTACATCCTTTTCCAAACGTATATGATCCATCCCCATCTCTACCTTCACCACCCATAAGGGGGTTAGTATTAGATCTAAAAATTGAACATAATTTAATCATTTTACTAGCTCCATGTTTCGCATTTGCAAATACATCAGAAGCAGACTCGTCTAAGAAATTTCTAAGATATCCCTGCCACTCCATATGGAGAGGGGGGAGAGGGAAATTAGTACCTGCGGTGGTTGTTGCAGATGTGTGAGTTGAACCATCAGGTTTATAAGAATCATACCTAATTAACATTGGGCTTGAGAGAGTTTTTCTATTATTAGTTACTGATTGAAGGTCATTAGGTCGACCTCCAAATATAGGCTGAGCCATGTTACTGGTGGTTAATGTGAAATCGTCATAAAAAAGACCTTCAATCTTTTGATGAGCTCTATAATCAGTATCCGCAATCGGAATAGCAAATGCTCCAGGAGCAGCATATCCTTGAGAGTTAATTTGAGCTATTGGAGTACCTCCGAAAGCTTTTGGTCCTGCAGAATTGTGACCGTAATTTACTGAACTTTGACCTACACCTGATACAGTACCTTCGCAGTAATTCATAAGGTCAGTATTAACTCCTACCATAAGTCTGAAAGGTCCGAAGTTTTTATTAGTAGCGGCTGAATATTCTTCTATGTATATTCCTCCGGATCCATAATAATCTAAAGGTCCTAAATTATAATCATAAGCGGCACCGGAGCCCCATTGACCAGTAGGTCCGTGATACCCTGCAGCAGAGCCATCGACGTTATTAATCTGTAAATTGGATGCGACTATACGAGATGTATCAGCTATATTCCACATATGAATTTGACTGCCTCCGTAATGTTCAGTAGCAGTGCCAAACATATTGTCTGCCGTAATTGTATCGCTAGAAGAGCCGTGGTATAGACCTACCCCTTCATTAGCGGATCCGGCTATATTATAATATGCTCCGGATGTATCAGTACATCCTAGATGAACCTCAAAAGTAACTTGGTCAAGTATTACATTACTACCCCCTACAGCCCTTACACACATTCCTCCAGTGGTGGAGCTTACATGATTATCTTTAGTTGGGCTAGTAGAACTATCAAATCCCATAGTTAATCTATTAAACTTGCCAGGAGTTGTTAATTTTGTTCTCCAATCTTGATCACAGTATTTTCCACCATCATCAGAGTAAGCTTCTTCTGTAAATCCATTAGGGTATAATTGAACATACGAAGATGCGTGGTAGATGTCATCTACTGTGCTTTTAGAAGTTGTATTAAAAGTATAAGAATCCGAGGAAACTCCAACACCGCATTTAGAAATATCTAATGTGGATTTATCATTAACAACTAAACAAGAGCGAGTGCCTTGAATGTCTACCATAGTGTGACCGTTACCGTCATTAAGATTATTAAAATCATACAGCCCTGGATCATAAGCTCCTACATTATCCAAAGGAGGTCCAATCTCTATTACTGAGTTATTTTCAGCAAGAGCGGCGACTCCAAATTGAGAAATCTTAGTAGGTCCGGAAATTCTTACCTTGGAACTATTACCCGCGTATACGGCAGATTTATTCCAAGAGTCCTTAAGATCTCCTGAAGAGGTATAATCTCGTTCATTTGTAAGAACTGTGCAATACGCGGAGGTACCGTATAAGTCTACCTGTGAGTTATCTGTTACACTCAAAGCTCTACCTTTAACTCCTGCAGAAGCGTCCGCTGTGTTAGAACCAGAATTTAAAGGATTAATATCTCCAAATACTGAAAGCCCTAGAAGTCTAGCATATGAATTGTGGTCTACCGAGATAA